CCCGGGCTGGTTTTAGAAAAGGTTTCGGCAGTTGACCGCTTTTGCCATATTCCAGAATATTGGCAATCTTGGCATTGCTTTCGCCACCGGAGCGGGGTTCGGAAAAACCAATTTTAAGATTGTAATTACCAGCGCTGTCTTTTTTCACCGGGGATATCCCCAAGGCCGCTTCCAACTCACCGGTTGAGCGACTCTTAAGTTTCGTTTCACTGCCAATGACAGCGCTGAGATTGCTTTTGACTTTTTCAAGCACCACGTCACCGCCTGCTTCTAAAACTCTGGGAATGATTTCATCGGACTTTTCAGCAAGGGCTGAAATCTTAAGCAGAAAATCGTCCGGCATTTTGATCGTAATTTTAGCCATTGGTTTCCACCCTTTCACAGAGCACTTCGGTGTACATCCCACGGTTTTTCACATCCTCGACTGAAACGATGTTATAGCGTCCGGCATCACAGACGATTACCATACTGGTTTTAACAACAATGCCGGGAATGGCTCTAAATCTGAAAAGTGCTGAAGCATTGGTAAAGATCGCTCGGTTTTTCCAGCATTCATTGCCATGGCGATCTTCTTTGTAGGCTCGCACTGAAGCGACGATGGTATCGCCTTTGTTTGCAAACCCCTCCGCATCTTTGATCGGTTGGGTGGTGATGAGATCGATCAGGGTAGTCATTTTTCCAAAACTCATCTTATACCCGCCAATCCTTATTCATTTGCAGCAGCCTATTGACTACCGTCCAGACCTGGCTGCTGGCTTGAACATTATCAGCAAAAAAGCCCCCGGTGCTGCCATCCCGGCTTTCATAGAAATGAGAGGACAGCATAATCACTGCCTGTTCAGTGGTGGGGTGCATGTCATGCTTTGAGTAAAAACCATCTTCCTTTTTTTGATAGCTTTCAGCATATGCGGTGGCAGTAAAGATTAGATTTTGTAGGAGCTCATCATCCTCGTTATGGTTTAGAATCAGATTGGCTTTGACTTTTTCCAGGAGTGTCTGCATCACTGCCACCTCATTTCATTAGTATTGTTTTTGATTTTTTATCCGTTATTTGAATATTTGCTATTCGGTTTTCATTAAACCGGCTGCTTTAAGACCGGCAAGCAGGGTATTAAAGTCTGTTACCAGTCCTGCAATCGTGGTAGCAGTGCTATCGGCTTGATAGTCCGCTTGGGGTAAGCCCAATAAAATAGCACCCTCTTTAATGTCGAGGGTGCCGCCAATCACGGTTTTATCGCCGCCGTCGGTTGTATAGTTCTTCGTGGTATAACTCATGATCCACCTATGCCTTTTGTTTCAGGGTCTTAATGGCTTCTGGTAAGATCAGCTTGCCATCGACCCGCTGGGTGGCCATAAAACCTACCTGGCCAGTAGTGGCATAGAGTTCGTTTAAGCGTTTGAAGGATCGACCCTGACGATCAGCTATCCAGTAATAACTAAAATCTCCAAAAGCAACAGTTTTTGCCCCGGCCGCAATCGTTGGAACATAGGAAGATGTTTTAACCGGACTATTGAGAATTGTATCGGGTGTTCCAGCGGTAATGGATGGTTGCCAGATGTAGTTCCCATTGCCATCTTTGAGTTTGCGAATAACTTTAACCGTGGCATCGTTAAGAATAAAGGTGGCACTTTTGCGGTAGGGGGATTTAAGGGCGTAAAACAGATCCATAATCTCATCCACCGTAATTGCGGTAGCACTGGCTGCGGTGATGCCATCCTGGGCGCCGCCAGTAGCATTGAAGATCCCGGTGGGTTTACCGACACCATCACCGATGAAGAACGCTTCTTCCTCTTTAGCTCCGATTCGACGGGCAAATTCCTTGGCAATATAGGCTTCCAGGTTAAAGATGGAATCATTTAATAGTTCTTCAGATACTTTAAGCAGAGTTCCCAGTTTGTAAGCACTGATGGAAACCTGTCCAAAAGAATCATCGCTCTCAAGAGCTGCTCCTTCTTCTTCTATCCATGATGCGGATCCTTTAGTGGCTACAACTGGGATTTTTCGGTCCCCACTGGAAGTCGTGATGACTTTTGCCAGGGTTCGAAAGATATTTTCTTCTTCCAAACCTTCCACCAGAGTCCGTTCAAACTCTTCGGGGACCAGATAACCCCCTTCACTGTCGCTGCCGATTTGCAGGGCATTGGTAATCTCAAAGCTCAGGCTCTTATTGCGCATGGCATTCCAGAAGGATGCCGCGTACTCATCGCTGCCACGACCGGTTCTGGGCTCAGTCATTCCGTCGGGTTTCCCGGTAATCGGAGTATTGATCGGTTTTGAAAACTCCAGGTCCAGGGTCTGTTGACGCTCCAAACGATCAATCTCTTTTCCCAGATTTACTACATCGGCTTCCATTTTTTCATAGACTTCAATATCCACAGCGGCTAAGATTCCATCCTGGCCGCGTTTCTGATCCAGAAAGGCCTTGGCATCCTCCCAAATTTTGGCTCGTTTTTCACGTAATTCTAAAATTCTTTTCATATCAGTTTCCTCCACTTATTTAATCAAATTTAATCGTGTCTCAAACACGTCGACCGGTATTCCTATTTCTATGGGTGATTGGGGTATCAGCTTATCCAGTAGGGAGTTGGTCACTGCCTGCCGGGAAAAGCTATAATTCATCACGTCATCACATACCTCCCGTTCATCGAAGAGCATTTCATCGGCAAAGCCGAGCTCCAGCGCTTTATTGGCATTAAGCCAGGTCTCACCGTCCATCAACTTTGACAGTTTGGCCCGGGGTTGGCCGGTTTTAAGTTCATAGGCATTAATAATACTTTCTTTCACTTCATCCAGCATCTGAATGGCTTTTTTCATTTCTGTACTGTCACCAATCGCCACAGTTAAGGGGTTATGAATCATCATCAAACTGGTTGGCGAGACCTTAACCGTTGTTCCCGCCATGGCAATGACGGAAGCCGCACTGGCCGCTATCCCATCAATCTTTACTGTGACATTACCCTTGTAGTCCATCAGCATGTTGTAAATCTGGCTGGCGGCAATACAATCGCCACCGGGGCTGTTAATCCAGATATCAATGTCGCCTTCACCGGAGACCAGTTCTGATTTAAACTGCTTGGGGGTTATTTCATCACCGAACCAGCTTTCTTCGGCAATAGCCCCGTTGAGGTAAAGGGTCCGTGAACCATCTTCGTTTTTAATCCAATTCCAAAATTTCTTCATACGTTTCCTCACTTTCATTTATACTTTTGTTTGCAAAGGCACCAGCATCCTCCAGTTTTGTCATGGCACCGTTAATCAGGTACAGATCGCCGCCCGATCCTTCAGGGATACGATTGAGGTTCTCCAGCTCCCGGATATCATTGGTGGACAGCCAGCCGTTTTGTCGGCCGGTGGCATAGCCAGTCATACGGGAAGCATAGTCACCCCTAAGAAGACCATCCACTGAGAAGCGGATAAAGTATTGGCTTTTTTCACTGTCACTGAGCAGGGCTTTATGCATCGATTGTTCCCAGCGAATCACCCAGGGATCCAGGGTATATTTGACAAACTCCAATGACTGTTGTTCAATGTTCGAAAAACTGGACTTCTCCAAATCCCCAATCATGTGGGGTGGGATCCTAAAAATTCGGGCGATTTCGTTGATCTGAAATTTCCGAGTTTCCAGAAACTGGGCTTGTTCTGGGGGAATGCCAATCGAAGTAAAACGCATCCCTTCTTCTAAAACAGCAATCCGGTGAGCGTTGCTGCTGCCCTGATAGACAGCGTTCCAGCTTTCTCGGACCCGTTTGGGATCTTTGACGACACCGGGGTGTTCCAAAACGCCACCGGGATTTGCGCCGTTGGAAAAGAACTTGGAGCCATACTCTTCTGTGGCAATGGCCATCCCGATAGCGTTTTTGGCCATAGCTATCGGGGAATAGCCAATCAAACCGTCAAAACCAAGGCCCGGGATGTGAAGAACCGTTTCTTTGCGCATCACCACCTCGCCCTTATCACTCTGATATTTGTAGAAAAGCGCTCCATTTGAAGCACGATCCAACGTCATTTTGTCCGGCATTAAGGGATACAGGGCCAACACCCGACCTCGGACATCCCGGATAATCTGGGCATAGGCGTTGCCCCATAATAAAAGATGACTCATCAGTGTTTCTCGAAACACAAACGACGTCATCTCAGGGTTTGGTTCATGGTGGAGGAGCTGATATAATGGATGCTCCTCGGCTTTTTCTTTGCCATTGTCGGTGTATTGATAGGTATGAAGCGGTAGGCTGGCGATGGTTTCGGCCAGGATTCTGACACAAGAGTAAACAGCGGTGGTCTGCATCGCCGTTCGTTCATTGACTGTTTTCCCGGCGGTGGTCCCACCGAAGAAAAAACTGAAGGGGTTGTTGTCCAGATAGTTTTTGGGTTTGTCGCGAGAATGGAATAGGTCTCTTAATCGACTCATGGATACCTCCTTAAAAATGGGTATAAAAAAAGCACCTCGGGCGAGATGCGTTTTTATTATTTGTCTAGTCTATATTAGGTCATCAATAACTGCTTGAATACTGTTGAGATTTCCATGGCCTAATGCGTTATAATATTTAACATGCTCAGTTACCGCATGTATAGCATTTTTGAAAACAGCTTCACCGTAATCTTTTTTGATACTCTCAAGATAGAATCTTGTGGCAAAAGTATTAAGAGTCCTTGTATATTTTTGACCATCAATCATTGCCATGAAGTTGGTAATAAAATCGCCAGCTGATCCCTCATTCATGCCAGTTTTTTGCGCAATCTCCAATTTCCCTTCGGTTCTGCCAATTTTTCCTTCATAAACCTTCTTTGCAATTTCATAAGAACTTATTACCATCTCATCTGTGATAGTTTTTCTCATGTTATCCTCCTCTACAGAATTTAAAAACTCATATCGATAACGATCAACGCTTTCATAAACTTCACTCCAAATTTCAACGATATCACCATTAGTAATAAAGACTTT